CGTACTGCTTGTCGATGTTGTCACAGTGAATATTCCAATCGTCGAACGCCTCCTCGCTTTCCAGCAGGAGGTTCAACCACGCCTTGGCGCTCTTAGGCTCGACTGCCGGGTTGTAATCGGCGTCGTCAGCCGCGATATCGTCTTCGATCGGCTTGGGGTTGTCGTTGTCATCGACCATTGGGGCTGCTCCGTATCAATCGCCAGCCCCAACTGGCGCCACACATATTGCGACAGCGTCACGTCATAGTCTAATGCCTTTGCTCGGCTCGGCAGGCGGCGGGATGAAGAACCCGCGTGGCTGCTCCACTGTCACCTCGCGCAGCGGCGCCAGCTTCCAGCTCAGTGCGAGGTAGCGGAATGCGTCAGCCGGGTGGCTCGTCCAATCGTGCATGTCGGACGCCTTAAAAGCTTTTTTCTCCTCGTCCCATTCCCTGCGGTACTGCTCCAACGCCGCGATGCCCGTCTCCTCGGTGCGTGGGTGGAAGACGGCGAGCTGCAACGTGCGCCGCACGGCGTTGCGACCGTCCTCGACCGTCGCCATCGGCACCAGCATGGGCTTCAATCCCATCAGCGTCATCGTCTCGACGCGGGTGCGACCGCTGCCCCACTCGCGCACCTTCGCATCGTGCGGGACAAAGTCAGTGCCTCGGCGCCAGCCATGCTCGCGCTCACGCTTCTCGATCTCGGTCAGGTAGTGGTCGAGGCCCACGCCAGAGCTGGCGTAGTGGTCAAGCACGAAGAGCTGGGCGCCAACGGCGCAGAACCACCAGATCGAGGTGTCGCTGCCGACACCCAGATCCCAGGCGCGATGGACGTACTGATTGTCGAGCGGCTCGATCGGCAGGATGCGGCCCTCGTCTCTGAGCTGCGCCATCTCAAGTGCGTAGTAGGCGCCTAAGATCGATGCCGCCCAGTCGCAATAATACTCTTGCAAGAACTGGGCGCGTCCAAAGTCGCTGCCGTACAGCGCCTTGTACTCGCGCTGCGTCTCGTCGAGCTGCGCCTGCGTCAGTGCGCTAGTGTCCTCGACGGTGAGCCGCTCGGCAAACCATCCCGGCGTCTGTGCCGCGTAGGCGTACATGGCGTGTGCGTGGTTTCTGCCGCGTGGCGTGGTGATGAACGTGGCCCAGCCGCCGTTCTCCTCCAGCATTGGTCTGAGGTAGCCCCAGGCCGCCGGGTTGCTCAGCGCGTATTCGCTGAACACCACTCCTGCCGCAGAGCTGCCAACTGTACGGTCGTATTCATCACTGCCAATGCAACTCCACGTCGAGCCGTTGACCAAGCGTATGTGCATATCGGTATCGCGTGTCGAGGCGCGCAGCTCTGCCGGAAATGCCTCATCAATACGCCGCAGCCCGGTGTGAGGATTAACAGCATCCCAGATCGCCTTTCGTGCCTGCGCGTATTCCGGCAGCATGTGCCAATAGTTTCCCTGGCGCTCGATCGCGCTGATAGCTGTGTGGTGCAGGCACACGTCATCTTTTCCTGCGCGTCTATGCCACACGGCCATCGCTCGCTTGCCGCCACCGCGCAGATAATTCCACAACGGCATCTGATGATGCCTCGGTGTCCAGCCGTTGTGCGGCAGCGTGATGTCAATCATAGCGCAACCGCACGGTAGCCACCCAATAGTCCCGGTTAACATCGGGAAGCTTGAACACAAACCATCGATGCAGATTGTGTTCGACAATTGCCAGCGCCGGTATGTCGCGACCGATTGCAGCTCGCGCCTTCCACCGCCGCTTGCTGTCGCGCTTCTTCATTTCGGCGTTGTCGCCGCCTTCACGGCCCACATGGCTGCGTTCTCGTAGTGCGTCATCGCGAGCGACCAACAGCGACCACTCTCGCCATCGACACGCTTGTCGCTTTCCTCGGCGCACAGATCGATCAGGTCTGCGGTGTAGCGTTTGATCCTGCTGACCAGATCATCGCCGCTCGGATTGAATGTCTCGCGTACTCGCGCTGCGCCTATGCTCATTTCTTTCCCTCGATGATGTTGCGAATTGTTATTCGGATGTCGCCCTCGCCATCGGCGCCGGTCACCGGGCTTGCCGGGCGTCCCCAGCCGCGCTCCCACAGCATGCTAATGGCGCGCAGCTTCGTCTCGTCATCGACGCCCTTCTCGGCCTGGGCGATGCCTGCAACGATGCGGACAGTGTTAGGCGTGTAGGCCCGGCACAAAGATCTGATATCGGCTGGTGCTTTAGCCATTTAACCTGGGGGCCTCCCCTCCCTGTTCTTTTGCTCCAGCCGCTCGACACGCTTCCTCAGATCTGCGGTGTGCAGCACCAGATCCGCAATGGTGGAATGCGTCTCGATGCGTAGGTCGTTGACGCGATCGCGCAGCTCCTTGAAGCCCACCACATAGTCGGCATGCAGCCTGTCGGAGGCGGCCTCAAGCTTGGCTAGGCCCTCACGATCGCCCTGCGCGATGACGGGTATGATCTTGCCGCCGCTCATGTCTTGCCCCCGAAATGAAAGAGGGCGCGCTGCCCTCGCGGACAATACGCGCCCTCCTGGCCTGTCGTCCAGGCAGACTAGAGCAGCGACAGAACCCAGAGAGCAAATGCCGTCGTCCAGACAACGATAACGGTATTGGCGAGAGCATTGGTGATCCTGCTCCCTGGCTCTGGCTCAATCATGTTTCCGGCCCTCCAGCGGACTGATCCACTTGGGGACGACCGGCTTGATGCCGTACTCTATCAGCATCCGCAGCAGGATGGCAGACGGCCCAGGCACCTTGGCGGTGCCTTTGGCGTAGCGGTTGGCGGTGCGCTCGCTGACATCGAGGTAGCGCCCGGCTGCCGCCTGCGACAGTCCAAGCTGCTTGATGGCAGTCTTGAACTGGCGCGGCGACATGGTGCGGTCTTGCGTGGTCATGCGGCCTCCTTGACGAACTTTTTGCGATCGCGCTTCGCGGCCTGCTCGACGCGCCTGACGATGATCCTGCGCGCCTCTTCGACCGTAGCCACGCGCTGGGTATTGAAGCCGGGGCCATACTGCTTGCCGTCGCGGGTGGGCGAACCCCACAGCTCGACATAGACCATGTCCTCGACGTTCTGGAACTTGTTAGTCCACTTTTGCTTGCGGGCCACATAAGCAGCCTCGTCTGCGAACGGCACGTTGATCACGCTGGCGATGCTCCAGGCGTAGCCAACCTTGCGGCCCTTCAGATCGACAAAACCGTGTTCGACCTGACCGGCATCGACCTCATTGCGGATCTGCTCGATGGAGGGGAAGTAGTCGCGCTCGACGCCGTAGCCGTCTGTGTCGCGGTAGGAAAAAGCAGCCATTTGGGTAACTCCTGTTTGCGATGAACAGGCCCCTCATACGACAGCCAGACAGGGCTGTCAACAGGTCAAAATAATCTGAAATACCCAGTTGACAGCCCTGACAGGCTGTCGTAAACCACCATCACTGAACCGGCCACCCGGCCATCACATAGGAGCTTCCAATGTCCAGCATTCAGACCCTGATCGACCTCTTCATCGACACGCCCTCCCTGGCAAACGCCCGGAAGCTGGTCGCGAAGACCACCCACAACCCCATGTCCATGTGCCTGATCTCGGAGGATCACGCAGGCATGGTCCGCAACGCGGAGCGCATGGTGGCTGACGCCAAAAACCCGGCCAAGCTGAAAGAAACCATGCAGGCTGAACTGCGCGCCCGCTTCAAGGGCATAAATATCGAAGTCATCTGAGCCTACCGTCCATCACCATCACAACTGGAGACTACGACTATGACCAAGACCAACCTTACGGCCCTGATCGACAGCTTTGGCGCCCTCAAGGCGCAGCAGGCTGAACTCGCCATCCAAGAGAAGGCGCTCAAGGCGGCGCTGGCTGACCTCGATGTCGGCGCCTACGAGGGCGAGCAGTTTCGCCTCAACATCACGGCCCCGGAGCGCGAGACGCTCTCGGACGAGCTGAAGGCCCGCACCAAGGAGGTTGTCGAAACCTTCCACGCCAGCCTGTCGTGCCAGTACCGCACGGCGCACATCACCAAGGTGCCGACACGCACCCTCACTGTCCGCGCCCGCAGCGGCAAGTCGCTGGAGGCTTGAGCAACATGAGCCTCAAGCCCTTCACTGATCACATTGCCAGCGTGGCCCGCGAACACGGCTACGTCATGGGCCTCGGCGCCGCGCTCGACATCCTACGCGAGCATGGCGTCGATGTCCGGCACCCGGCCCGCAAGGCGATCTACGCGGCGCTGATGGCGCCGGTCCCTGACGAGGTGAAAACCTCCCCGGCAGTTGCTACCTTGGAGAAATGACAGACCTCCCGGCCAACCTCGCCCAGGCCTGCGAAATCTGGGCGAGGCTTGAGGCCCACCTGATCGAATACTGCGGCTTAGGGCAGAGCGTCTCCCTGGAGAGGGAACGCCCTGCCCTTATCCGTCTTATGGTAGCGGCGCTAGACGGTTCCCCGCCTGCCCCGGCACCCGTCATCGCTGCTGCCCCCCACCTTGAGCCTCCAGCTCCCCAGCTCCCGGCCAGGGTGGGTGCGGCGGTCTGGTATCGCGGGATAGACCTCCCGCCTCCAGACCTGTCAGCAACCAGAGCAGACGGGCCAGGGTTTGATTGCCGCCAGTGCGGGCGGCGGGTCCGCGGCGCGAGGCATAGTGACCCCAGGCTTCTCTGCCCAACATGCACACTGTCAGAAGGCCACAGCTCGCAAGCATAAGTAGCAGTATCCCGGTCAGCCTGTCCGGCCATGCGGAAGGCTGCCTTGCTTGCTCAACTGGGGGTGGGTTGTCGTCCAGGCGCCGGGGAGTAAACTCTGGCGAGTTTACCCCCCGGTCATCGAACACCCAGGTCAGCGGCCCCGTCTCGGCAACGGCGATCGCTGGAGCCGTGTCACCATTGTCCCTTGCGCGCACGGGAGACGAAAAGCTGCGCCCCGTTTTTGGGGTGCTGCTTTTCGTTGGTCCCCAGCACCGCTTGCCGCCCTCACCGTGCCATCGCAGCCCGAAACCATAGGCCGCCCTGGCCTGGGCGTGGGTCAGGCATGCGCTATTTGCCTCAGAGGCCACTGACCCCAGGGCTAGACCGATTAACAGCATCCTGGCGCGTTTCCCGGTCATCCTCGGCCCCTCTGATAAGCGGCCCGGCAGGCACGTCGAAGGCCTTGAGCTGGGCCATGATGCCGACAAACAGCGCCTCCCACTTGATCCGCTCGGCCACTGTCTGGTCGCGCAGCGCAATGGTATCGGCCATCCGGCTCTCCATCTGCGCCGCGTAGCTGGACTGTGCCTCCAGGGCGATCTTGCAGCTCGTCAGCTCGGCCCGCAGTCGCTCGGCCTCCTGCCGGAAGCTGTCGCGCTCCTGCACCATCTTCTGCCACTGCGTCAGGCCATGCGACACCGCCGCCTGGGCCACGTCGTCGAGGCTGTTGACCTCATGCGGCCCGCCGTTCAAACCGTTCGTTTCGTTCATTTAGCCCTCCTTCGCTTGCTTGGATGCCAGCCACTTTTCATGCTCTTCCTTTTCCTTCGCGTCCTTCTCCCGCTGGCGCGGCACCTCGTCCTTGAGCCACTCCTCGACGCTGTCCCAGGTGTTTTCCTCCAGCCTCTCCACCCGGCCCGTGGGCTGCTTGATGGCGCTGTCTTCGTCGATCCCATGCACGGTGATGGGCGTGACGCCGTAGGCATTGATCCTCCAGGCGATCACGCTGTCGGCAATGACCTCGACGAGGCCATTCTCGCCAAGCCAGATCCGCAGCAGCTCGAAACCGGGCTGGGCTGGAATGACCGGATCGAGCATGCTGCTGATCCTGTCGGTGTCCTGCCAGAACTCGACGGTCGAGCCATCGCGCAGCTTGGCTATCGTGGCAGCTTCCACGCCACGTCCCACCGATCGCATGGTGACGATCTGGTCGAGCGCCACCTCGCCACTGCTTTTGCTGTGTAGAAACCTCATCGCCTGCCCTCCTGTTTTCTGCCCAGCGGGGTGCCGCGCAGGATGTCGTCGATGTCCTCCCAGGGGTCGTCCAGATGCCTTGCCCTGGCGGGTATGTCCTTGATGGGGTCTGTAGGCCCGCGGGTGCGGGTCACCTCGGCGCCGGGCCATTGCAGCTTGGCCTTCATCACGTCCGGCCACAGCAGCATCATGTTGGCGACCTCATCCAGGGTGTAGATGACCGTCCTGCGACCGCCTGCAACTTGCGGGGCGTGGGCGCTGGTGCGGATAATCGCCAGGACGGTGCCATCGGCCAGGGCGACCTCCCAAACGCCGCCGTGCAGCTTCTCTGCGCCGCTGTCGATCGCCGCCTGATTGAGGGTGCGCCACGCCAGGATCATGCGGTGGCCCTCGCGCTCCACCTCGACCAGCTCGCCGTGCATGATGGCTGAGTTCAACTTGAACCTCTGCCGGTCGAACTTCTCGCGCAGATCCTCTGGGACGAGGAGCCGCAGGCGATCGACACCCCAGTACGCCTCCATCTCGATCGCCAGGGCGTCTACGCCGTCCAGCACGGCCCGCCCCGACAGGTAGGTCGCGTAGCTCTGCTCCCAGGCCGCCGACACGGGGCTGGGATTATGCTCTGCCTTCTTCTTTGAACTCGCCAAGACTGTCTCTCCTTTGTGATGGTTTTTGCCCCACTCCCGCAGGGGGGTGAGCTGTGTGCGAACCCCCCCGTAGGGGTAGAAATACTTCCGGTTATTTTCCCTTACTTTCCTTCAACGAAAACAAGGACTTAACAAACCACGTTCTGTTACTTCCGCATTTTACTTTATCCCTGTGTTTTCAATGGCTTACGGAAGTGGAACTTTGCTACTTCCGCCGCTTTTATTCCTAAATATTGATCAGTTTGCGGTAGCCCTTCAGCTTGTCCTTGGCCGAATAGACCTCCTCCACGATCACCTCGTTTGCCAGCCAGTAGTCGATCAGCTTCTTCACCTTGTCCCGCTTGATCCGGTGCTTGAGCGCCAGCATCTTCACTGCCGGGCGAGCTGCGTTGGCGGCGTGACTGAACGGGGCGCCGCGCTTCCATGCCGTGTCGATCTCCTCCAGCAGCATCAGGCAAGTGGGCCGGTCAGGCATGCTGTCGTCAGCCGGTGGGGTTGGGATCGCGTCCAGCACCAGGGACGAGTTGACCGGCATGCCGCCCAGGTCGAGCTTGCTGATCCTGAAATGCTGCTCCCAGCCATCCTCGGCATCCTTGATCTTCTTGGCGACGATCGATCCCTGCATGGCCCCAGGCTCGCGCTTGACCTCAAGCAGGAAGTCGCCAGCGCCGGGGATGACGGTCGAGCCGCGAAAGCCGCCCTGGGCATTGGTGTGGTGCAGGCCAATGACCACGGTGCCGAAACGCTCCCGCACCTGGGCGCAGGCCTCGACGAACAGCGTCATATCCTTCTGGAGGTTCTCCTCGGCGCCGGGCAGCACCTTGGAGACGGTATCGACAAAGATCGCCGCAGTGGGGCAACCGGCCCTGACGATCGCCGCCTCGACCGTCGCCAGGAGCTTGCCGACATCCTCGGCCTTCATGAAGTTGATGCTTTCCTTCAGCAGGAAGAACGGCGTGTCGCGGATGTTGACGCCGTGGTGATTGGCCCAGGCCTGGAGCCGGTACTTCATCGAGCTGTGGCCCTCGCTGGAAATGTAGATGACGGCCCCATGCTGGCGCACGGCGCGGCCCCACCACGCCGCCTGCTTGGTCACCAGCGCCATTGCCATGCCCAGCGCCAGAAACGTCTTGGCGGCGCCCGGCGGGCCGAAAATGAAGCCCAGGGCATGCTCGACGATGAGGCCCTCGATCTGCCAGACGGCATCCGGCATATCGAGGATCTGGTTAGTGTCGAGCAGCTCAAACTGCGCCGCCGGGTTAGCCCTGGCGGCCGCCTCTGCACTGGTGACGGCCTGCTGAAACACCGGCCCAGTAAATGCCGGTGTGGCATTGGGGTTGGGGACGCTGGCCTTCTCGGCCACGTCCGCGTCCCACCTCGCCATTAGGCGTTGCCATTTTGTCCACCACTCCGTTGGCCCGCGCCCTTCCGCCTCTAGCGCCTCCCACTTGTTCTGGCCTGGATGGTCGCGCTGCGGCGCCACCGTGCGCTCGTAGACCGTGTACTCGTCGGCTGCCCTGTCGTGGCTCTCGGCCTCGCTGGGCCGGTCTGGCCGCTCGCGGCGCCAGTTGACGATCGCCGCATGCACCATGTCGCGCATGTGCTTTTCGCGACCGTCGATGATGTCCTGGGCGAGGCCGAATGCGTCCGGCTGGCGCACCGGCCCGGTTGCCTGGGCGATGGCGGCGTTCCACATTTGCGACACGGCCTCGACCGGCGTGGGCGCAT